GTATCTTTTCACCCTTATCACTGATATAAATCTGAGTCCAGATATATCCACCGTACAAAAAATTTGCTGCTTGGTAAACATATCCAGGCTTACCCATAATACCATCTGCCCAAGTATATAAGAATTTCTTTTCTGGGCAATTCTTTTTCATCCAGTTAATAACACCAGATAACATTTGTGATTCAGAGTTTCTTGGCATTTCTGGTTTCATGCACATTTTACCAATCTCATAATAATCCTTTGTATCTAAACCATCAAAAAGTTTTGCAATAGTAGCCTTTGGTTGAGTTCCCCAACCTAAAGTCAATACACCAACCAGTTCATCTTCCAAAAAACAACCTAGAAAATGTTTAGTAAGTCTAGGCATCACTTTAGAATAATGATAAGTTTGAATCAACTCCGTAGAGTCATATCGACTAATTTCTTTTATTTCAAAATCATACTTCATTGAATTAAATCTATTATGGGTACTAAAAATCCTTTGGAAGTATTATTATCGCCACCATTCACAATCCTATATTTTTGGGGGATTGATACCATTGTCTTTAGTTTTTTTGTAGATATGATAATAGTGGATCGCACCTCATCATCATCACAAAAGTTAATCATCCACCATTTAGCTTCAGTTGTTGCTATTCCACTTGGCTTCCCTCTACAGTAAAATTCAACAAAAACATTTCCTGTATCTTTCCAAATATTTCTTTCTGATTTAACTTCAATTTTATCATCTTCTGAAATTTCTAAAATTTCAGCAACAACAGACTCTCCCTTTTGCCCAAATTTCAAATCATGTGTAAAATCACTATTATGTTCCATTACAACTCTAAGTCCTGTGCTTCAGTATATAATGACCGCATCATATTTTTGAGTCGGTCTTTGTCAAGATTAACACTAAGTTCATCAATGTATTTTCCTAACAATGTCATCGTATCTTCTGTGTTCTCAATGATATCATCGGATACAGTGTTTGCATCAAGGTCTGAAAAGTCCTCAATGATTTTCACTTCGTGGCAATCAGCTAGAAGTAATCGGTCAGTAAACTTATCGAAACCATACAAGTCTTTCTTATTGACAACAATCAATTTGACGTACTGGTTTCGATATTGTTTAATGTCATGGTTCTCATAGTTCGTTTTACTATCATCGTAGTAAATCTTACTGAACATTTTATAGGGATTTACAATGCGGTGCAGTTCTCTTGTTTCTGTATCAAATACATGAAACCCTTTTGGATCGTTGTAGTCACTCCAAGTGATTTCATACGGGCAACCCAGATAATAAATTTGTCCATCATCAGACTTGTGATGGAAGTGTCCACTCATTACCGTATCGAATTTTAAAAATTCTTTCTTCGACAATCCACCTTGAGATTCATATCCCTTATACATCTGGAATCCAGCAATCTCCAAGTGGCCAAACATTGTGTCAGCCCGTGTCTCGTCTATCATACCCATTGCGTAAATTTCATTTTGTGGATTAATCCACGGCATCAACAGTATCGGAAATCTATCAAAGTCAACTTCTTGTGCTTCTGCATAAATGTGAACATTGTCAAATTTATCAGATAATAGTTCAGTAAGTGAGTTTACATCATTCGTATCTTTGAAATAGATATCATGGTTTCCCACAACCATATGCAATTGCACCTCAAGATGATTGAATGGTGCAATGAACCTCTCACGAAAATCTTTTGCAATACGATAAGAGATATACTTCCGTCTATCGAATACATCACCTAAATGGATGCAATGCTTTATATTATTTTGCTCTAAAAATGGAAAAAATATGCCTTCATAAAATTGGTAAAAGTATTCATTAAAATTTATATTATCATTACGAGCACCGAAATGGGTATCGGTTATCAATGCAATCTTCAAGTATCAACCTCCATAAAATTTTCCAGACCTTCAATCTTTGATTGAACTTTTTTTTTCTTTGTTTTGTACACAGCTTCATCAGGTAACATAATCGTTGGGTCAAACCCCCCTACAGAATATTTTGTGTCGTCACCTTCTAATGTAATGTAATTTGTATACTCTTGGTTCTCAATCATCTTGTGCTTAATGTGAGTTTGTTTCTTTTCTTTTTGTATCCTACGAATAAATGCGTAGTATATAATTTGTGTAAAGTATGCAAAGGGGTTTTTGGATTTTTCAGGATCAAAGTTATGTATATATTGCAAACAGTTTTCTATACCATCAGAAATCATTTCCTGTTTATAAGTATAGTTAATAAAGTTTGGTCTATATGAAAGTCCGTTTGCAATTTTTATAAAACACTCACCAATATAATTTGTAACCTGTGGAGTTGGTTCCCCTTCTGCCTCTGCTTCTACGCATTTTTCATTCCAATCTCTTAAAGCATCTAGGAACTTTATATTGTTAACATAATGAACCGTTTTCTTTTTAGCCATTATTCATTGTCCTTTCTTAATGTACATTTGTACTTAATTAGTTATACACTATACAGTATGTGGTATAGTAATGTCAAGTGATTGACAATGCCCTAACTTATCTGTATAATACTTTATGACCAAAGGGAAGATTAGTGAATAGTATGTTTCTTTAAAGACTCAACCATTTCTTCATCTTCTTCCAATTCAATTTGTTCTAACTCCTCACTAGTGGGATTTTCTATATCTTCTGTTGTAGAATCAACTAATCTCATTTCTTTTATATTTTTTAGAACATATTCATAATACTTACTCATTCCCAAAGATGCTGGAACCATCGTTACAATTGTAGACTTGTTAATTGCAATCTCTTTTTCGTCTGTAAATGGTTGCACCCATCGAGTTAAAGCCAAACCTTCTTGTATCCCTTCTTTGGTTATATGACTCATAATATCCATTTTTAAAGGTGCAGTTACCTCTAATATAACATCATTTTCATTTTGAGTTTTTATATCGCAAATAATATTTTCACCATTTGTTAATTTTAATATCTGGTAATTATTGCTCATAGTTTTACTCTGTCGATTTTATAATCGAATTGTTCCTCGTTGTATATATTTATTCGCTCATAAAAGTGATTTAGTGTGAAATTTCTATGAGCTTTGTAGGTAAGGTCATCTGAGATGTCAAAGAGGCGAACGGCACTTTTACTGTCAGTCCTACGCAATCCTCGTCCCAGTGATTGGAGCACTCTAATCTTAGATTTACTTGGACTTGCGAACACGATGTTATGCAAATTCCTAATATTAATCCCTGTACTAAAAGTACCATAGGACGCAACAATGATAGCATTCTTCTCGTCTTCTGTAATTGCACGAATATTTTCCCTTGTTTCTGCATTTGTTCCTCCATAGACAAAAAAAACCTCTCTATCAAAATTTTTCATTTCATCATATAAAAATCTTCCATGCTTTAAAACCAGCTGAAACAAACAAAGTGTGTTTCCTTCCAGACTATTGCAAAGGTTAACAAGAAAAGCATTACGCCTGTCGTGCCCCACCAAGTAGTTAATTTCTTCAGCATAAGATAATCTCCTTATTTCTTTACTTTCTGCTTCTGTATGTTTTAAAACAATACATTTTATTTCTAAGTCAGCTAAAGTTCCCCTATCTATCAACTCTTTCGTTGATGCAACTTCCTGTACAGAACCAAACAACCCCTCTAGCACTAGTCGATGTGTTTGTGTTCCGTCTAAAGTTCCTGTTAGTCCGAACCTATATTTACACATATCAAGTTTTGTCAATATGCTGGTGAGGGACTTTGCTTTGAACAAATGAGCCTCATCACCTATAATACAACCAAACTGTTTGAAGTATGGTTTTTTCATTTTGTATAGTGACTGCCATGTAGAGATAACCACCGACTTATCAGTATCTCTTTCATGTCCAGCGTATATACGATGTAAGTAATTATCACTCCAACCATAATCAATAAAATCAGAATACATTTGTTCTACTAGTGATGTAGTCGGAACAAGAATCAGTATCTTCTGTTCCTCTAATAAGATATTATAGTATCTTACAATCGCATAGATGATTAATGATTTGCCAGAAGCGGTAGGGCTAAGAAATAAACCACGATGCTTTCGTATTGCTGTATATACGGCATCAATCTGGTAATCACGGATGTCAAGAACCTTTCCATTGGAAGTGGGCCTGAGAGATTTGATAAAGTCTGCCGCCGTATTTTTCTGTAAACTGAACTTCTCATCTTTTATTTCTCCATCTAATATATATTCGATCTCATTTGTCGAACAAAACTGCTCTATGTAAGGTAACAATCCAACATAAATTTTTCCTGTCTGTGCAGAGAATAATCGTATCTTACCATCCCAGATTTTGTTGCGATACGCAGGCATAAACTTAGCCCCTGGCACTTCAAACGTAAAATAGTCTGACAGCTCTCTTGCAAGTCCAGAGTCAACATCAAGTTTTAGATAAACTTCATCGAGTTTAGATATGTGCATTTTGCAAAGTATTCGGTTCACCGTAATCGCCTCTAACGATTACATTCCATGATATGCTGACCCTCTCTGCTTTAGTAGGTGGAACCCAATGCATCAACCAAGAAGGAAATATAAATCCAACACCTATTACAGAGTTAAACTGAATCATACTAGAGTTGTTCCAGTTGGGTTTGTTTCTTGGTTTAAATACCGATGCTTGTGGGCGCGGGTCAAAAAATTGTATTGGGGAAGTATTCTCAGATGCTCGTAGATAGTAAACACCAGATAATATATTATTAGAGTGCGTATGTGGCGGATGGTCATCACCACTTGATAACCTATTGCCCCACATATTTGTTATCTCTATATTTTCGTACTGATAGTTAGCTGCATCTAAAACGTGTTTATTACACTCTAAAACTCTTGTGTTAAATTCTCGAAAGGCTAGGTGATGATGTAACTCATCTCCCTCATTTTCAAATTCAATAACGTTTAACATATTTATATGGGAATTTGCGGTTTGCTCTCCACGAAACTCATGTATCAGTGTTGGAAAACAATGATAGGTTTTTACATCAACCATGATACCACACTCCATCTCGCACCGTATTCTATCTTGTTTACCTTGTGAGGAAACATGAAGTTGGATGGAAAAATAATTGCAGAACCTTTGCTAGTTTCGTATTGGTTATCTGCAACCACAAACTCTCCACCCTTGTAATCTTTGTTTAGAAAGAGTAATACCGATAGATGGGGATAACCATATTGTTGGCCGTGCGAGTGATGAATGTTGTCTATGTGTTCTGACATGAATCCTCCACTACTATAACGGTTTATTCTGAAGTCTGTATATCTCTGACAGACAACCTTATGAACTTTCTGATAAATACTGAGGACGTTTAGTGTGTGTTTCTTTATTTCCTCGTAGTACTTATCTTCGCCGGAACGAAACCATACATCGTCCATAAATACCCTCTGAGGACTCTTAGGATTTGTTCTATCGTGCGTAGAATATGTAGATGGAGTCAACTCCTTATTTTCTATAGTATAAGATATAATGTCATCACAAAGTTCATCAGGAACTACATTTTCATAGTAACCAATCCACTTCCCAAGAAACGCACTCATATCATTCCAGATTCAAACTGTCTCCAACTAATTGCATTTTTAATATCCCATTGTCGATTAGTAATCGATTTAAGAATACCGTCAAGATATTTGATTACGGATTCCAGATACGCAACCTTGTGTTCTGATTTAATAATGTCTTCATCAGATTCTATATAAACGTGCAAATCAGTTTTAAGAACCTTTAGGTCAAACGGTTTAGTCGCATAAATTTTTGCGTCAGCCTTACCGCCATAGTACTCCCACTTTTGACGATACAAAATTTTGTAGTCACCCTTTGCTCGGTGCAATAAAAGTTCAAAATTTGTTTTGTAGTCTAGATACTTGGAATAAAGTTCTTGGTTTCTTAGGGATTCAGTGTCTAGTCGTTCATCATTTATTGTCAGGTCTTTTTCGACCTGAGCCTTCAATTCATCAAGGGTCATAAAGTCTCCGTTATAGTGTCACAATCTCATATATTTTATAAGTAAAATCTGCTGTTACAGATATATATTCAACATCTGTAGCGGTCTGTGTCATCTCCAATGCTCCAAGTGCAATAGGGTATATGTCTTGAAAACGAACCTCAACCACTGGATTATTTTTATTAGTCAACATGGTAAGAATCGCATCTCCAAACATTCCTCTTACAGGCGTTGCTAGTTGTGTGTCACCAATGTCATCACTCACACCATGAGTCGCAATCGGTGAACTGGCTGTTGCCGATCTAAAATCAGAAAATTGCTTTCTACTTTTAGGAAACCCAATTGCAGTCATCCATTCATGTAAGGAAATATAATTTTCAAGATACTCATCAACAATAAAAGTTATTGAAAGATTTTCATAACTGAGGGTATCCCCCATCATTGGTATCTCTTTGTATGGAGTTGGAAATACAGCATCACCCAAGCTTATTGCAGGCACATTTGCAGCTGTAGTGAAAAATTCAACCTTTGGTAGTTGATTAATGTTAAACTTAAACTGTGTTGGACTCAGATAATCTAATTTATCTGGTTGCCGAGATAAAGGTGATGTTGAAGTAACCATAGTACTATTTATAATAAAAAAAGGGGAGTCAATATTGACCCCCCTTTAAGTTGTGGTTGGTTACTCCAACTCTTATTATTACATAAGGTTCGTAACTTTAACCTTCCTGTAGTACTTGTTAGTCGCACTCGAAATCGAGATTGCACCTTCAGCGGTAGCAGCAACTGTACCAGTATGGAAAGGATTAGCAGCAATACCGTATCGGGTTTTGAAACCAATCTTCGGCTGGAAGGTATGTTCTCCAACTGCACGAACCATCTGCAACGGAACGTACGGGCAGTAGAACATTCCAGCGTCATACGGTGAAGTACCTTTATAACCTACAACGTAGTACTGAGAAGCAGCTGCATTTGCAGCGTAGGGATCAACATAAACTTTGTAACGTCCGTTAAGAACACCAGCAAAAGTTGTAGTTGTGTCATCTACGTTTAGGTTACTAGAAAGAGCAGGAGTGTAATCAAGTACACCAGACATTTGCAATGCAGATGCAACATCAGCAGAACAAAGAATCATATTACCCTTTCCTCTACGAGTCTGTTGACCAACCGCATTAGCATCTCTCTCAATTTGAAAGAGAAGTCCTTTAAATTTCTCAACCGACCATCGACCGTTAGAGTCTGTATCCAAGTCGAAGATACCAGCAGTCGTTGTATTAACTGCGGCACCCTTGACAGCGGTAACATAAATGTTACGGACAACTTCTCGGTTAATTTCTGCAAGGATTTCAGCAGACAGAATATTTGCAAGTTCTGTTTCTGCGTCAAGACCATGAATTGCTTTAAGGTCTTGTGCGAGTTCCATTGAATATTCTGCTTTGAGGGCACGTGTTACTGCTGTAACTGTGTGCTTCTCAATACTGAACGCCATTTCTGCAAATACGTTAGTGCTTGAATTGTCACCTAATGCCTCACCTTGAGCAGTAGTCTGACCTGTTGCACTGGTGTATGTTCCAGCAGAAGGACTATCGTTAAGAACAGCAGGGTTAGTTTCGGTTGCACCGATATCCCCACCACCGATAGTACCAGCAGCATTCTGATTAGAGATGTCAGGCATCGCTTCGTCTGCAAGCGCTTCTGCACCAGTTTGAGAACTGAAACGTGAACGCATTGCAAAGATAAGTCCTGTCGGCCCTGTCATTGGCTGAACACCGCATATATCATATGCGATTAAGTTCGGCATGGAACGGCGAACAAGTGATATCAGGATTGGATCCCAGTTATCAACTGACGCTCCTGTTGAAGTAGTTGGTGCGGCTTCTGAAAGAAACGCACGATCTTCTCTGAGAGCCTTTTCTTGGTTCTCAAGGATTACTGTAGTGACTGCCCGCTTGTAACTATCCGCAATCTCAGGGAGATCAGGATGTTGAAGGACTGGCTGCCACTTTTCTTGTAGATGCTCTGTTTGAAACATTTTTGTTTCTCCTTATTATTTTTCTACTTTTATTTATAAATTAACATTTTTGCACTATTTGACCGTTCTACCTATGGCAGACATATACGCATCCATAGATGGAGTTAGATCAATGTCCTGTGCGGTGCCAGTTTCTACATCATTAACTGTTTCAGTCGTTTCAGCAGTTGATGTTTTTGGAAAATAACTTTCTTTCAAAGTATCTAACTTTTCACGGAAAGATTCTTCTTCAGAATAATCCACATCATCTATCAACGACCTAAACTTTTCAATTTCTGTGTCAGCCAAATCATCGGAAACCTCAGATATGACTTGTTCTCTAACCAGTTTAGCATTATTATCCTTCAACGATACGCTCTTTTCGATTGTCTCACTGAGTTTGCTTTCTAGTTCAGAAATCTTTTCAGACTGTGCTTCTAACACATCATACTTTTCGTCTGGAATATCAATGTAGTGATCTTCAAATAGTTGTTTCAAACCAGAAATGAAATCTTCTGCAATCTCACCTTTTAATCCACGTTCGACTGCGAGTTCATTTTCCTTCATCCATTCCTCAGTAACATAATTGAGATATGTATCGACTTTATTAGTCATCTCATCTGTTGCTGTTTGTACATTTCCTTTTAGTTTTTCTTCGTATTCGTCTTCGAGTCTTCCGATCTCTGTACGAATCTTCGATTTAACCGCGGCTTCAAACACTGTTGCAGCCTTACGTTTAAATTCTTCGGATAAGTCACCTTCACCATTTACGAGTGCTTCAACGTGCTCTGCAACGTCTATTTCTTTAACTCGATTTTCAATGGCTTCCTTCTTGACTTCATCCATGTCATTCTCTTCTTCTTCGTCATCATTGTTATGCATAGCAGCATAAAGTTTTTCTAATTGAGCCTTATTCATTTTGCCCAATCCCTTAGAAATTGTTTCAGACATTTCTGCCTTAGTTAATTTCTTTTCTGCAATGATTTCGCCATCATGATCTACTTCATCACCAGCAGCAAGTTTTTGCATCTTTTCAGGTTTTCCTGCACCCTTCTGCGATTTCTCACCACTTACTTCTTTTGCTTTTGCTACGACTTTCTTAGCCGGAGCATCTTTTTGTTCTGGGTCAGCTACTGCACTACCTGTATCTTGGACTTCGCCTTCT